TCACTTTCCATCTCCAGCAGCAAATCGATGTAGTGTTTAGCCTTTAACAAATCTTGCTTGCCACCCTTCTCCCGCCATCTCACCAGATACTTGATAGCGTTGCCCTCACAGAATCCAATCCCATTTTTGTGAATAAACTCAATAGGCTCGATTGCAAAGTTTTTGTAGTGTGTGCCGCCGATCTGTGTATCTAGCGCAGACATTCTTGTACCTTTTCCATGAGTTGAAGTTCTGTGATGCCATAGTATTTCTCAAAGGCTTTGCGACCCATGCCATGCAAGCCAGAGTTGCCCCGGTGATGCTCTGGGCATAGCGGGATCACATCCATATTGCTTGCCCTTAGTCCAGCACCAGTGCCAGTGCGAGGATGATGCAGTTCTGCCGGAGTCTCACCAAGGTTCAGATGCTTGCAAAGTATGCAACCAAGTTCTGCCACCTTGCCCATGTACTGCTTTTCAGCCTTCGTCACTAAATATCACTCCCTTTTCAACTGCCCATGCCTCAACACACAGCATATAGTCGCCGAACTCGGCAACGGATAAGTCTGTGCTGGACATACCTAGATTGATGATCTCGCCATCGGGCATACGCAGTTCACGCACACCAATGAATCGACGCTTGAAGTATTCATGCCAAGTTTCAGAGTCGAATCCTAGCTGATCACTTATATCGTGTACGATTGCCCAATATCTGCGGTTTTGCAGATTCCTGCGCTTTTCTTTCTCGGTCTGCAATGTCAGCAGCATAGGCTGACCAGTCAAAGCCCGATTCATAGCCAAGAAAGCCTGTTTCAGTCCCTCTGGCGAGTTCACCCGAAACTTTAGTGCCTCGCTCAATCCCGTTTTCGCTTGCATACTTAACTTTGCAATCTCCGAATACAGACTTCACCTGATCTACAAATTCTGCCACCTTTGGCATTAACTCCCGATTCTTTCGCTGTACCTCGGTCTCCACCGCTCATTTTCCCCATAAAACTGACCCTCAGAATTAAAGAATAGCCCAATACGACCTTCCCAATCTCCGTGGCGGTTCTTGTCGCAGACTAGCAGTGCATCGACACCATCATCATCTTCGCCATTCTGGATTCGCTGTTCTTTTTTCTTGTTGCGCCATACCGAAAAGCATTGGTCTACCTGATCCGTAATCGAGCCGGAACCTTTGCTGTCATATTTCCCCGGCACTTGCGATTCATCTGCCAGCTTGCGGCTGTGGTGGACGATATGGATATGGATGTTATGGTCACGCGCAATCGAACACAGTGCATCGACCATCAGCTTCTGACCGTTGTAATCGTCCTCATTCTTAACGCACTTCATCAGGCTATCGACTACAAAGTGCTGCACCCCTTTGACGTCGGCACAGTATTGAATGACTTTGAGCAATTCCTTACTGTCTACAGTACCTTGCTGGTCGTATAGCCAGAGTCTGCCAGCCAAAAAGTGATGAAAGTCTGTAATGAACTTTTCCGTCGGGCCAGCAAAGCCTAAAGCCTGCTTGGTCATGCGTTTAAGTGTAGCGGCTGGCTTCATCTCGAAGCTAGCAATGCAAACGGTTGCGCCTTGAAACAAGAAATCCAGCATTACATGAGAAGTCATCATCGACTTGCCATGCCCGTTGATGCCCATCCACAAACTGACTTCTTGCGGGCGAAACCGAATGCTGTCCTGAGTTTTGGGCCAAGGCAATGTGTGTCCAGATACGTTCTCAGGGTTAGCAAACGCGTCTAGCACAACATCCACGTATTCATCTGCGGATCGGATAGCTAGTGCGGTCCTCGGTGGCTCATAGCCTTCCAAGTCGCGGGGAGTGATAAGCATCAGAACAATGCCTCCTTAAAGTCGTAGGTTGGTTTGGGAATGCGTTTGATGGTCATACCATCATGGGCAAATCTGAGTGCAGCACGGCGCGTCCTAAAGGCTCTGAGAGGCCCGTCTTCGTCGTATACCATCCACTTCATGTCTTGTCCTCCGTTGAACTTTCAGTCTGCCACAAAAAACTGTTGACACCGCAACTTTTTTGCGGATGATAGCGACTGTGCATTCCGCACATATAGGAGAAGACAATGTTTGACGATATGAAGGATATGACAGCAGCGGAGTGGGTAGAGGCAATCATCTTCACTTTGTTCGTGCTAGTGGCAATCCCAACTGTGTTTGCAATCGCGGAAGTGCTGGCTTGAACACACAAGCAATGCGCCGGGAGTACCAACTTTGGGCTAAGTCTGTGACTGGTAAGTCGGAGACTTATGCAGAGTTTGGCCCCATGTGGGACATTTGGCACACAGCATGGAAAGCAGCATTCAGAGTTCGTAACGAACGCAAACCATTAACGGATGACAAGATTTGGTGGCTGCATAGCATTGCCAAATCGCCATTGCAGTTTGCCCGACTGATTGAGGATCAACATGGAATCAAGTTTGAGTAGACAAGACATCATCCGCATTGCGGGACACAGAGAAGTAACGCCTTGGGTTATGAAATTGGTACAAGATTGCGTGGATGCGGAGCGTGAGGCGTGTTGTGCAATTGTTTATGGGCAATGCGATTCAGACAATGTAGCTCAACGGACCGTTGATGCTATCCGAGCAAGAGGACAGAAATGAACAATCAATTTGGTAGTGATCCGAATACTTTGTATCGCAAGCAAGACCCGAACACATCTGAGCAATCTGCATATTCAGTAGATACAACCAAACTAGAAAAACTTGTTTTTGAGGCTATCAAATCGTTTGGATCAAGCGGCTGTATTAGTGACGAAGTTCGCGCAAAGTTTCCAGACCTTTCTTATTCTTCAGTGACGGCAAGATATAAGGCACTCGGAGACAAAGGTTTTATTGTTTTTGATGGAACCAAAAAAGGCAATTCAAACCGCCAACAGCGAATCATGAAAGCAAAATTAATAGAGGATAAGAATGACACACGACCAGTGGCTTGAACAACCCTACATTGATGCGGCAGATCGTCAGTCCAGCATTGAGTTGATGATGGAAGAAATCTTTTATGCTTATGACAAGTTGGCAATGTTCAAAGACTTTATGGAAGACGCTAAATACGATCCTATTCTGGCTCAGTACATTGTTGAAAAGAAGTTTACGGAAGCAGGACGATGCCTATGGTCGGACTACATCGACTGGCTGTGGGAGTGTGCAAAGACTGAAGCGGAGCATCGCATTCGATTTCAATGACAAGAAAGGACATCATCATGAGTAAGTATGCAGAACGCAGGAAAATTGACGTTTCGGAACACATCGAGAAAAAGAATGGACTGTCTTACCTTTCTTGGGCTTGGGCAGTAGATACTTTGTTGCTACACGATGAAACCGCAAATTGGGAATACGTCGAGCCAATCAAATTTAACAACACTTTGATGGTGCAAGTTAAGGTTCACGCTTTTGGAACTACCCGCAAGTGCTTGCTGCCAGTGATGAACCACCGGAATCAGGCTGTAGACAATCCTGATGCGTTCCAAGTCAATACCGCGTATATGCGTTGTTTGGCTAAAGCAATCGCCATGCACGGAATCGGACTGTATATCTACAATGGCGAGGATTTGCCTCCCGGCGACGATGCTCCCGCCAAACTCCAGCCAGAGGACGTAGCGCAAATTGAAAAGATTGCGGCCAAGGCAAAGGTTGAAGTCAGCAAGATTTGCGATGGTTACGAAGTGAAATCCCTGTCAGACATTCCCGCTAGTCAATACGGGAAAATTATCTCCAATCTGACTAAAAGGGTAGTCAATGCGGTTTCGGATCAGTGAGGGTGATTGCCTGTCGGAGCATGGCGTTATCTTCATGCACCAGCGTTACCGACAAGCCCAAAGGCACAGGTTTAATGTTCAAACCATCACCGGGGTATCCAACAGGGAATTTGTTGAAATTGAAGTAATATTTGTCAAAGAAACCATGTTTGGCAAAAAGAATTCTGCACCGCAAAAACTGTGGGCAGATTGGGTAACAGGAACACTGTACAAAAAGGATGGACAATGTATAAGTTCGCCACAACTACGCTTGATGACAAATTGACAAGCGACTTGCAGGATTATTCGACGTTCCTGATGGCAGCAGAAAAATCGCTGAAGCAGTGTCACAACGATTGCCTAATGAATCGCAACCATATGGCACTGGCAGAAGCAGAAAAGACTCTTGTTATTGTTAATCGACTTGCGGACTGGCTGGAAAATGAGATTTCACGAACTGTTTGATCTGAAACCCATTCAACACACACCCATCAATCGAACCACTCACTTTCTTGACGATAAAGATGACACTTTTAAAAAGTATGATGGTTCATTGCGGAAACAGATTCTTTGCTTGCTGCACGACGAAGGACCAATGGCGACGTTTGAGGTTTCAGACGCACTCAAGTGCAACCCGCCGACAGCAAAGGCAGCACTAGCCGATCTTGCACAAAAAAATTTAATTCGTTCCTTGCCGAAACGTGCAAAGAACGTTCCTAGTATCTGGGAGAGAATATGAGCAATTTTCTTGCAATCTATCTAATCGCCGGGGTAACGGTAGCCTACCTAATGACTTCTGCCATCCTCGCAATCCAAGGCAATCCGAAACTGGCACTGGTGTTTTTTGGGTATGCCATCTCAAACATTGGGCTGATGCTGGCAACGTGGTGATGTACGGTTGTTACAATCGCGCACCCCTGCGGGACACCATTCTTGTCCAAGTAGGTTGGAAGGATGGACGCAGAGTGATGCGCGAGTATCCGGTAACGATGACAAAAGACTGTCAATATAGGAAAGAAAATGACACAGACAAATCTTGTTTTGGATGCAAATGGCAAAAATTGGAAGGATGAAGTAAAGCCTATCCTTTGGGATGTTTCTCAATTGCCATTAAATGAAAAGGTTGAGGCTATCAATCAGCTTAGAGAGCTAATTCACGCAATTAGCCCTTTTAAGGATCAGCCAGTAGACTTTGTTCGATGGGTTCCAAACCAATCTGTCCACGCCAACGATTACAACCCCAATAGTGTTGCGCCTCCAGAAATGGAACTTTTGCGCGTATCAATCGATGCGGATGGCTACACACAACCAATCGTTACGATGCAGCATGATGAAAGCCGGGAAGTAATTGATGGATTCCACAGGCATCGCGTTGGCAAAGAATGTACTGACATTCAATCCCGTATTCATGGGTATCTTCCTGTTGTTCAAATCAGAACAACACAAACCGATAAAACTGATCGGATGGCATCAACCATTAGGCATAATCGTGCCAGAGGCAAACACAAAGTCGAAGCAATGTCAGACATTGTGATTGAGCTAAAGCGCAGAAATTGGTCTGACGAAAAAATTGCCAAAAACCTTGGCATGGATGCTGATGAAGTTTTGCGTCTTTGCCAGATTACTGGATTGGCAGATGCATTTAAGGATCAAGATTTTTCTACTGCTTGGGAAGTTGGCGAAGAATTTGGCACTGGAAAAGAAATTATTAGCGATATCATTGCTGATTTTGTGGCAAATGATAAGGAAAGAATTTTCCATACTTTTGATAAATGGGAATGTTACAAAGCAGGATTTTATGCAGAACGTCTTGCGGATGGCATGACACAAGAACAAGGAGAAGAAATTTATAGGGAATTCCTATCCGATCTTGAGGCTTTTGGTTCTGCGCTAAAGGCAATAACCGAACATTGGAATTTTTCATGCGAACATTACCTAACTAATGATCGAATGAATCGCATTGCATGGTTAGGCCAAGCATCGGTTGCTTATGCAAAGGGAATTCCATCCATTTGTCGTGGTGGTTATCACAGACTTACGCCAGAACAACAAAATGCGGCTGATATGCTTGCATTGGAATACCTAAACAAATGGCTTGTTGCACACGGTATAGAATCTGTTAATTACGAAATGGCTGGCGGACGTACTGAAGCGGAATTGTATTAATCATGAGCCAACTTAAAAAGCCAATTCAAGGCGTATCTGTGCTTGATGCTGCTAGACAACGCATTAGATATACCTTTGATCAATTTGAAGCAGTGTACATTTCATTTAGTGCTGGCAAAGATAGCAGTGTAATGATGCATCTTGTGATGGAAGAAGCTATCCGTCGCAATCGTAAGGTCGGAGTTTTGCTTATTGATCTTGAAGCTCAATACGAACTAACAATCAAACACGCACAAGAAATGGTTGCCATGTATCGTGACCATATTGATTTGTATTGGGTTTGTTTGCCAATTAAATTGCGTAATGCTGTCAGCAACTATGAACCTGTTTGGTGTGCTTGGGATTTAGATAAAAAAGATCAATGGGTTCGATCAATGCCCACCGAAGTAAAAGTTATTTCTGATGTAAATTACTTTGATTTTTTTCAACCAAAGATGGAGTTTGAAGAATTTATAGAATTGTTTGCCATTTGGTATTCGCGTGGCCGAAGCACTGCGGCATTCATTGGCATTCGAGCTGATGAAAGCCTTAATCGATTCCGCACCATTGCGGTATTTGAAAAAGAGACTCACTTTGGCAAACGGTGGACAACTAAAGTTGCAGAAAACACCTATAACGTTTATCCGATTTACGATTGGCACGTTACGGACATTTGGAAGTATCACGCCGCATATCCAAGCAAGCTGCACAACGAAGTGTATGATCGTATGCAACTTGCTGGCGTATCGCTTCACCAGATGCGTTTGTGCCAACCATATGGCGACGATCAAAGGCGCGGTCTTTGGCTTTATCATTTGATTGAACCCCAAACTTGGGGTCGAGTTGTTGCCAGAGTAAATGGCGCAAATAGTGGTGCGCTATACATTGATGAAATTGGAAACATCAATGGTTACAACAAAGTCACTCTTCCCCCCGGTCATACTTGGAAAAGTTTTACCCAACTTTTGTTGGCGACAATGCCAAAAGTGACAAGGGATCACTATACCCAAAGGTTTAAGGAATGGATTTTGGGATGGCATA